GCGGCTTGGATGAGTCTGGCCGGTGCATCCGTCGCTGGGTGTTGTGGCCTGCTTATGTGCAGGGCAATGCTGCTGTCTCCGACCGCTTCAAGCCTGCGCCGGGAGGCGGTTTTATCAATCACGAAACAGGAGAGCTTCTCCTGTCTGAATTCGCACCAACAGGCGGCGGTTTTCAGAGCTTTATCCGAGTCCGCACCACGCCAAGGCGCATCGACCCATCCGGCCCCTTCTCGTGGCTCCCAAATCCCACTGTTCACTGATTGGAAAAATCCATGATTGTCTTGCTGCTTGTCGCTCTCGCGTGGACCGGTGCCCATAACGCGGCATGGCCTGACAACGTGCCAAATCTGCTCGATCACAACCCAGTTGTGCACACGCCACGCCCCCTTGAATTGCTCCCCATCAACAACAACGGCCAGCCGGTGGCCGCACGCCCCCACGCGCAGCGCGGGGACGTGGGGCCGTCCGGGTGGCAGGAAAGGCGCTTCCATGGATTGGAGTAACCAAAGCCACGTCACGCAGGCCCTCATTGTGTTGGTGCTCGTTGTCATCTTTGTCATGGGGTTCAGGGCAGGGGACCGCGTATGAGCTGCACCGCTGAAACCTGTCTGACTGCTGCCGCTGTCGTCCAGATTATGGGAGCTGCAATGGGAATGTGGGCACTCGGGTACGGCCTCGGGCAAGCCGTCGCATGGACAAGAAAAATCCGTGATGCCGTTTAAGAATTTGCCGTTTTGGCGAACCGCTGCCGGGGCGTTTTCCCGGTGTTTTCTGGAGTAAAAAAAATGAATGCAATCTGCAAGTTTGGCGCCAAAGTTTCCGGCGCATATCGCAATGCTGGCATCGTGGCAGCCACTGCCCTTGTGCCTGCTCTGTCCTTCGCTCAAGCGACTGACCCATTCGACACCGCGATGACGGAAGCGACTACCAAAGTCGGCAGCTATGCCGCCGCGCTGGTGGGCCTTTCTGCCGTCGCTGTCGTGTTCATGATCGCCATGAAGTATGTGAAGCGTATCCCCCGCGCTTCGTAAGCCCTCGGGCTTTTCTGGTGCCTCGCGTGCGGGGCACTGGAAAGGATCGACCCATGAAAAAAACCCTCGTTCTCCTGGCTGTCGCGTCGGCCTTTGCTGGCTCCGCTGTGGCTGCTGATCGCCAGTTCGATGCGTTCATGGGTCGCGTCGTCGGTAATCAAACTACGGTCACATTCGGCGGCGGTGGTCAAGCCATGGTCACCAGTTCGGCTCACCTGGGTACACCTAACACCGTGGGCAATATGGCGACATATGCGGGCGCGTCTGGTGCTGGCATTCAAGGCCGCGCAAATATGCCCCTTGCTGGTACGGGAAAAACGGTTCCTGTCGATGTAAAAGCACCGATCACAAAAGCGAATTTCGGCAAGGCTCTAATGCTTGCTGGGAAGATTGCATGGCCTCTTGGTGTTGCTCTTCAAGTCGGTGATATTTACGATTATTTAACCGACCTCGGTCTTTCGAATATTAAAAACACGGCTGGTGGAATTACTGCTGAAATAGCAGTTCCCAGTGATGGTTATGAATACACGATTACGAATGACAACCCATCACTCGGCTTTTTCGGTTCTAAGTCTGCTGCCTGTTCAGCCAATGTTGCTTTTTGGGCTTCCGGTTTGCCGTCTAATTATTCTTACACTATTACAGCTAGTTCTCCTTATTGTTCTTGGACGTTTTACAGAGATGGGGCGTACGCGGGCCAGGCTGGCCGCTCTTACTCTACGCGCCCTTCATTTTGCCAAGTTGGTTCAGTTGTTACACCAACAGGTTGTTCACAGACGATTTTCGAACCGGAAATTGTAGACCGCATAGCGCAACAGTCGGGATGGCCTACCTCTAGTGCGCGTGCGTTGGCTGAGGCTCTTCGGGTTCCGGGTGTGGCTCCTGGTGTTGTAACGGAAACACCGAACATCGTTGGCCCGTTTGCTGTTCCCGGTGAAAAAACAACCACGTCAGAGCCTGCGAAGCTAATCCCGGGTACTACCACCGTAGCGCCTCCTGGCACGGCCACAACTGACGCTGGCACCCGTACCACGACGAGCCAAACTACCACGAATATCACGTATAACAAAAATACTGCAACCACTACCAACACCACAACGTCAACAACGAATATTACAAATAACGTAACCAATCAAACAATTAATGAAGGCGATACCATAACGGAAACTGAAGAACAGCCGGAAATTGAAGTTTGTGGATTACCCGGCACACCAGCTTGCAAAATCGACGAAACCGGCACGCCAGAAGCAAAACCAGACACAGCGGAAGCTGACGCAAAAAAAGCCTATAAGCCTTTGGAAGACTTTGTAGCGAACCCTACTAGCGCGCTCCCTACATTTCCCACTATAAATTGGGCTTTCACGCTTCCTTCTGGTTGTGCACCAATTGCACTACCTGCATTTGAGCCATGGCTTCAGGAAATAGACGTTTGCGCATTTCAGCCCATGTTTCATGATCTCATGTCGTTCGTTTGGGTTATGGGCGGCATCTTTGGCGCTATTGGCACCTTCTGGCGCAATACTTTTTCACAGGGGTAAAAATGCCGTTGCTTGGAACTCTACTTGCGTCACTCGGTGGCGCTATCTATTCGCTCATGGTCGCCATGGTCGGCGCGAAGCTGGCTGCGCGCATGGCCGCAGTGTTCTTCCTGGCTGGCATCTACATAAGCTGCGTTTTGTTCTTCACCGGGCTGATTGGGCCATGGCTGGGTGCCCTTTTTTCAAGCACTTACGGCCAGTTGTTGGGTCTGCTGTTTCCACCGATTAGTGGAACGGTTGTGGCAAGTCTCGCGGGCTACTGGTCGTGCGTCATCGGTGTGAAATACGTGTCCAGTCTCACCAAAATGGCGGTCGGTTGATGGCTGTCTTTTCTGTCGAGGGCAAGCTTGGAACCGGCAAAACAAAGTTTGCCGTTTACATGGCACAGCAAGCGCTTTTGCAGGGTCGCAAGGTCGCGTCTAATGTTGACCTCAAGCCTGAAATTCTCTGCCCATGGCGTAGGCGTCACTATGTCCGCATACCCGATAAGCCAACAGCTGCCGATTTCGAGGCAATGGGTCACGGCAACCCGGACACCTACGACGAGGACCGAAACGGCGTGCTACTGTTGGACGAGCTCGGCACTTGGCTGAACACCCGCAGCTTTCAGGACAAGGGCAGGGCGTCCGTGATCGACTGGCTGATTCACGCCCGTAAGCATGGATGGGACGTTTACCTCATCGTCCAAGATGCAGGGATGATTGATAAGCAGGTGCGCGAGGCGCTCATTGAATACCAATGCCGCTGCATGAACCTTTCAAAAATCCGTATCCCGGTGGTCGGGCGCTTCCTGAGCCTCATAAGTGAACGATGGGGCTACCTGCCCAAAATGCACACGGTGACCGCTAGGACGGGTTACGGCCAAAACGCCATCGTCGCGGATAAGTGGATGTATCGGGGCAACGACCTGCACGCGGCCTATGACACCAGGCAGATTTTCACCGACAGCTACCCTCACGGCCCCCACAGCGTGTTGCCGCCATGGGACTGGCAACCGCGCCAGACTGACGGCCAGCGCATCCGCGCTACGCTGGCAAAGATCAAAAGCGCATTTGCCAAGCCACTGGAACCAGTGCCGCTCAAGCCAAAGCCACGCGCCATGGTGCTTTTGCAGCGTTTGCCCCCTGACGAGCGTGTCAAGCTGGCAAAACGATATGTGACAATGAAATATGACAGTTTGTAAAGCTGTCACAATTGGAAAATCAGGCGCGCGGGGTATGGGGCAGCGCCCCATGGTCACCGGTCATCGCGCACGTTCCCGGCGATGTGCTCACGGTGCCAAAGCCGCGCCCGCCCGGGGTCTCCCGGTGCTGTCGAACGTCCATGCCGCCACGGTGCGCCAGCGTCTGCGCAAGGTCTGCCGTGAGGCGTGAGGCCAGCGCCCCCGGTGCCGCCTTCCACGCTTGGAAAACAGGTATTCCGCGAAGCGTGCCAGCACCATCACCGGCTAATATCGGCCCATGGCATCAGACAACCGCGATTGGCACAGGGATTGGTGGCGAAAAAAAACCGGCTACGTTGAACGGGCCGGTTTTCGCATGTCCGAAGGTGACAGTCAGCGGGCAAAGCACGCCCGCGAATGGCGGGCAATCCTCGTCAAGCTGGCGCTGTTCGTCTTGGCGGTCGTGGTGTTGATTGTGGTGAAACGCACCATGCTTTGACAATGCGCCCGATTTGCTGTAGCACCCTGCGCCAAATTCTGCGACTAGATACGATGTATAAGCTGTCTAGCTTATTCGCTATCTTTTCCGTAGCGGAAATCGAGTCGCCGTTGTAGGAAAAAACCCACATCCCCACGACGCCAGCGGCTAGCGCCTTTCCCAAAATTTCCCGAAGCACCGCGCCTTTTCGGTTGTTTTCGTTACGCATGATGATTGCGGCTATCGCTGCTTCTCGTGCGTCCTCACCTGCAATATCTGCAAGCTCTGCGGCTAGTTCTGGCGACAGCGGGCGTTTTCCTGCTCTCAAATGTGAGATGTCGGCTGCGTAAATTCCCATGCGTTCGGCCAGCGCCTTATCGCTGCCACATACTTTTGACGCCTTGTCAATAAGTGTTTTTGCGTATTCCATTGGAAACCTTTCCAATTTCTACTTCGGTCACTTGGAAATCTTTCCAAGCTAAAAACCGGAGTAAATCCATGATCCAAGTATCGGTGACGTCGACCGAAGTCCGCAACCAAAGCGGCAACGCCAAAGCAAGCGGCAAACCTTACTCGCTCAACTTCCAAACTGTCTACGTGCACACGTATGGCCGTGACGGCAAGAAAAACCCCTATCCAGAAAAAACCGAAATCATCCTCGAAAAGAACGAACAGGGTGCAGCCCTGTTTTATCCCGCTGGTGAATACACACTCGCCCCCGAGTCGTTCTATGTCGACCGCTCCGGCAACCTTGCCGTGTCGCCCCGGCTCACAAAGCTGGTTCCCGCCGCCGCAGCCGCCAAGGTCTGACCGTGGAAACGGCCATGCACGCCGCCCGGCTCGTCGCCGTGCAATCTGCATTGCTCGCCCTGCTCTTCGAGCAGCAGGGCGACAACCTCCACAAGGTTGACGGATTGACCGTCACCCTAAGCCACGAACCCTACAGCGATGGCATGGACGTGATTTACACGGCCAATGGCCAGCCAGTGGGCGGGGAGGGCATTTGATGGCCCACCTTTGCCCCAACTGTGCCAGCTCTGAGCCTTGCCAGCATTCATGCCCTGTCTGTGGATCTGCTGACCTTGTGCCCCTATGTCATCAGCCACCAGATCCGCTTTTCATCTGTGATTCGTGCATGTCGACGTTTAACGCCGATTTGTCGATTTGCGTGGATCAATCATGAGTGACAACGCCCGCCGCGTCCTCGTTCTTCGCTACTGGCTCGAAGCCATGGAAGAGCGGGGCGCGTCGTCCTCTTACGCCGTCAATCAGGTTTTCATCACTGAACCCAAGCTGCGGGAAGCCGCCGCATGGGTCATTGGCTGGGGCTGCTGATATGTCCGCCGCCGCTGCCGTCTCCAACCTCGTCCACTTCGACACCACGCCCCGCATGGTGCGCGCTGCTCATGCGTTGCACGCCCGCTCGTGCGCTCAGTTCGCCGCTCGTCGCACTGAGCAGGAGGCGCGCAGCGCCTCCGGGCTTGTCTCAGTATCAACAACTTGTACGAGTGGTTCTTCTGTCATTGATTGGGCTGCAAACACAATCACCATTGACCCCAAACAGGCCCGCGTTACCCGCCTTCGCAAAGGTCTTGGAATCGCTGCGAAGCAGCTGCACAACCAAGGCCCGAAGAATCAGCAGATTTGGATGCAGACCCTTACCTACGCAGGGGACAACCGGCAGTGGAAACCTGAGCACATCAGCCGCTATCTCGACGCTCTCCGAAAGTGGCATTACAGCCGCACCGGCTCATCAAAAGTCCGTTACGCATGGGTGGCCGAACTCCAGCAACGCGGGGTGATTCATTACCACGTCATCGTGTGGCTCTCAGCGGCTCTCACGCCCCCCAAACCCGATACCCCATGGCGGCGCACCGACAAGCGCGGAAACGCCTTCCACGAGCCCGCAATGTGGCCCCACGGCATGTCTAACCGCATGAGGTCAACCGCCCCGGTTGCCTACCTCATGAAATACGCATCCAAGATCGAATCCAAAAACGTAGGAACCTTTCCCTGTGGTGCACGAATTCACGGCGTTGGCGGCTTGGATTACTCTGGCCGGTGCATCCGTCGCTGGGTGCTTTGGCCTGCTTATGTGCAGGGCAATGCTGCTGTCTCCGACCGCTTCAAGCCTGCGCCGGGAGGCGGTTTTATCAATCATGAAACAGGAGAGCTTTTGCTCCCTGAATTCGCACCAACAGGCGGCGGTTTTTCTCGCTTTATCCGAATCCGCACCACGCCAAGGCGCATCGACCCATCCGGGCCGTTCTCCTGGCTCCCCAATCCCCCAAATTCGGCGGCTGTCGGCCCCGCTGGATACCTCCATTAACTGGCCGCAAGGAAATCCAAAATGAACCGTTTCAAGTCTCTGTCCGCTCGTCTGGCTCTGGTGCCTGCTGCAACTCTCGCTGCTGCTGGCGCTGCCTACGCCGCCGTTCCTGCCGACGTTACCACCGCACTCGGTGCTATGAAAGACGATGCGTTGGTGGTTGCCGGCCTCGTGCTGGTCGCCATCATCGCGGTCGCCGCGTTCAAGTTCATGCGCAAGGGCTTCTAAATGCCACTGATAGCGCCAATCCTCGTAGAGATGGGCATCAATGCCTCGCTCGTCGCCGGGTTGGTGCTGTCTGCTCGCATCGTCCTCTTAGTTCATCAATTCATCAAAAACCGGGCGCTTTGATGTTCCAAGTCGGCACAGCGTGCTACTCCACCCAAACCGCTGCCCTACAGGCGATCGCGTCCACACAAACGGGCGCGGTTGTCCAGCAGGGCAGCACCTTATACGCCACCGTCGCAACCGGCACAGCTACCGGGATTGACTACGTATTCCATCCCTTGGCTGGTGGCCCCACCTTCGCCCAGTCCGTCGCCATCACCCCCGAACCCTGCGGCCTTTTGACCGCATCGGATGCCACGCAAATGGGCTGGCTTGTCGTCGCTGCATGGGTTGCTGCCTATGCAGTCGTTTTCCTCGCCCGCGTTGTACGCGGTGAAACCTCGGCAGACAACTATGGCAACACCTGAATTTTGGGCGGTTCTCGCCGCCGTCATGGGCTCCGCATGGATCATTCTGCAAAGCTGATAGCTGCCCTTGTCCTGGCGTTCGCTGGTACAGCGCACGCCGGATATGCGCAGGCTCGGCCACCTTCTGGCTGGTCTCCCGGCACTTACGCCCCTTCTGCTAACGATTCGGTTTACGGGCGTGTCATTCACTCTCCCAATGGCCCAACGACAACCGTTGGCGGGCAGGCTGTCAAAATGCCAGCGTCGTACCGTCTCGCGGCCAATGCGCCGCGCATTGCTGCTGGTGTCATCTTTGCGCATCCATATGTCCGAGCAGGCGCAGCTATTGCAAGCTGGCTAGGTGTTGCCAATCTCATATGGGATGCTGGTCTAGGTAAATGGGTGCAGACTGATACGTCTTACCCCCAGTCCGACGGCTTTCGTTATGACTACAGAGGTCAGTATTACCCCACAGCGCATCAAGCATGTCAGGCATACATTGCTTACGTCCAACCCGGTAACACACAGGTCGCCTATAGCGTGAAATCCGTTGCCGTTCATGCTTCTTCAGCGCGCTGCACAATTACCGCCACTTCCATGAGTGGTAGTTGGGAAGATGCCGTTGACGTAGGCAAATCTGGTGCTGTGAACTGCCCCGCTGGCTGGTATGTCACCCCCGCCGGTTGCGTTCAAACTCCACCGCCCAAAACGGTCACCAAAGAACAATTCGAGGATGCCTTGGCACCTAAGCCAATGCCGGAGCGTGTCCCGCTTGAGCTTCCCCAACCATCACCGCTCCCTATCGAACAGCCATCACCATGGATCAACC